TTCTTGAGCCTGACCTCTTAATTTATCGAAATCGGCTCCAGTAGCACCGCTGACAGCTGATACTTTAGACATTTGCTTGTCAAAATCCATACCAACCTTAACTATTCCAGCACCCATTGCTACCAGTGGAGTCGTGACATACATGGACATGTTTCTTCCTATGTCTCTCATTTTGTCGCCGACAGCCTTCATTTTATCACCGGCTTGTTTAGCAGCTTCACCAAACTTGTTCCAACTAGACTGTGATTTGGCTAGCTCAGCTTCTGCTTTTCTTAATTCAGCTGAAATTGCTTTTAATTCAGTTTCGGTACGTGTCATTTCAGCGTTTGCACGATTATATTGCTCTGCTAATTTTTGTGTCTTATCAGCATGTTCACCTTGTTCTGCCTTTGCTTTTTGATATTCTTCAGCAAGCTTTTTAACTTTAGTTTGCTGTCCCTCTAACAGTCGGCTATAAGCATCTTGCTTTTGCTTTAGGCCATCAACAGTGGAACCCCATTCCTTGCCTTTATTTTGAAGCCCTCGTATCTCTTGGCCCATTGCTTTTAGGGTTGTGTTCATGCTTTTTACGGAACGATCAAACTGCGCATTATCCAAGGATAATTTGACCTTTAAATCACCTACTTCTGCCATTCAATTCACCATCTTTCTACCACTGGACTTGATCTGCATAAGCACGTGGTACTTGCTCTTCTTCGGATTTCTTTTTCCAACCTTTGTGGATACTGTGCCTATTCCATAGGGCTAATAGCTTTCGCGGAGTTGTCCTCCACACTTTCTCTTCATCCATCTTCAAATGGACAGTTCCGATGTATATAAAAAAATCCGCTGGCAACTCTTTATCGCCTTGCGGATCGTTTACTTTCCCTCTTCATCTGTGGATGGCATAGCATCGCCAAATGCTTGTGTTAGTGCATCGGTTACAGCTGTTATGTTTTTCATGTTGATTAATGCACCAACTTCTTTTTCGGTAATATCGATGTTCTCGCCATTCGCCAATCCAACATGTAATAATGATCGAATCTTTTTAAAATCTTGCTTTTCTAAACCATCAAAGGCCTTTGTAAAATCACCAAATTTATCTTGCAAGTTACATAAAGCGTTTAAGTCAAAACGCACTTCAAATTCCTTGTTTTCTAACGTGATTTTTACACCTTCATCTTTCATTACTTCTGCTTTACTAGCCATTAAAATCGCTCCCTTTAATTAAATTTGCATAATAAAAAGAGAGCGAGATTAATCGCCCTCTTAAACTTTTTTGTATTAAGGTGTAGGTGTTGTTGAACCGATGTAAACTTTTTTGAACCAATTTTCAATAACTGATGCATCAACACCAGTGTCATCTTCATCCACAAACATACGCTTGATGCCTTCACCTTTAGAGTTTTTAACGATGTCAGAGTTAACAAATACTCCTTTAACTGATGGTGTATTGTACTCGACGCTTTCACCTTTAGTTTTGTAGTTTTCTTCTGGTAGTTGGTAGTTGCCTTTGTAGTACCAGAAGTAACGGTACTTACCATTTGATTTTAAGCTTCGGAATGCTAAAGCAATGTTAGGTGCCACATCACCAGATGCGTCAATTACAACACCATCATCATTAATTTCTTTCCCTAAAATATCAGCGTAGACTGCATTTGCTAACGCATCAATTTTAAACTCCATCTCTGTTTCACCTTCTGCTGAAGTGGACTCTGCAGCACCATCATCAGCGTATAAAACAGTGTTAGAAGTTTTTGGTGTAACTTTAGCCTCAATTGCCTTAGCTAATTTTTGGATTGGGTTAGCAAATGCTGTTGTAACATCTGTAGCCCCTGGTTTGATTTTTGTGTAATGAATATCCGATAAACCGATTAATACTCCTGCCATAATTAAATAGCCTCCTTATTTGTCATAATAAAAACGATAGGCTTTGTGATATATTTTGGTTTCCTTCTCGTAATCTTCGAAAAAGGAATTCCTCACAAATCCTATCGCTTGTAATTGGTCTTTTACGCTCTCTGTTAGCGCTTCTATATCTCCCTTACCCCAAATATCAACTTGAACAGAATGGCGTGTCATTTGCTCTGTATTATCAGCCTGTAACGCTCCACGTTCGTTATATCTAAAGAAGGTAATATAAGTTGTTTCTGTGCCTGTATAAGTCATATACATAACTGGCACCTTTAAAGGTAGCAAGGCATCACGTATGATTTTATTAATACTCATAGCCTCATCCTCGTTTTTAATTCATTTTTCATAACTTCAATAATCCGATTCATCTCTCGCTCAAAAGTAGGGCGCATCCATGGACGAGCTCGCATCTTTGATGTGCCCCATTCATGGAAGTAGAGGTAGAAGGCATCTGTTGATTGGTTACTAACACCAATCGATATAGTTTCATCTTCGTTTTTATCAGCAATAATCATAGATTTTTCAGATCTACCCGTTCGGTATTTAAAACCGAATTGATACACACTCTTTTCCAACTGTTCTCGTAAATGCTCTGCCCCTTTTTGCAATGCTGGATCAACAATGTTTTCCGGATTTAATCGACGTTGTACTTCTTGTTGTAATTCCTGTAGGCCAAGCATTTCAATATCAAACCCACTCAATCACTCACCTTCTTGCCTGTTGAAGTAGCAACAATTGTATAAGTTACCTCTTCTTCATCGTCTTCTAATATCGCTTGAATATCATAGATAACCCCTTTGTGAATGATACGTTGCTTTTCGTGTAAACCATCAGTTGGACGAATAATAAACCTTTTAACTTTCGTATTTACTTCTGCAGCTCCTGAAATAGTTTCATAACCTTTTACAGTTTTAATCTTTGCCCATGGTTTTTTAACTGTTATCCATTCTGGGACAGGATAGCCATTTTCGTTTATTGCCTCAGGATCATACTCTTGAATCTTTATTTGATTACGCATATCACCTGTATTTGATCTTTTTGCTCCATGCATTGGCTTTGGAATACGCTTCATTCGTCTTTTCCCTCCATCGCTTTAGCTAAAGATAAATTTGTAATCTGCGTTGAAAAATTATCGGAGAAATACTCTAATACATCATTATAAACATAGCGTGAACGCTCGAATACAAGCTCTTTAAAGCGTTCGCTAGTGTTTATATCATAATCACCGCAAATGGCTTGTAAATCCTCTACAGACGCTTTTAAAATACGTGTTAAATTATCATCCTCATCATAGCCGAGTTTCATGCGATCTTTAAATTCAACTAAAATTTCATTATTGATCATTGGCAACTTCATCACCTACTTCGACAATGAAAACTTCATTTTCTTTATTGTTCGTCGTTAGTAGCTGTGCAATTCGTGCCTTTGTCGCGCGTTTGCCCTCCACAGGATAGTAGTCATTAACTTTATAAATATGACCGTCATGTTTCACTTCTCTAAAGCGCTTTATGACCTTATATTTCTCTGCCACTCTTTACTACCTCCTTTCATTTTAAAAACGCCTAGAACCTAAAATTAAGGCTCTGGCGTTTCTCCTGGAACAGGGAATTGCACATCTAGGTCATATACTAATGCTGCTTTGTTATCTTTCGGACGACCATTAGCAAAACGTTTAATTGTGTATAGTGTCGCATCTTCCATAGCTAATGTTTGATCAAACTTTTTAAGTTTATAGGCACCTGCAATAGCTGCAATGTATTCACCTTCTACAAAGAATAAAACTTTACCAACAGGGATTTCTTCTGAATCCACAACTGTTAAGTTGTATGGTAGATTCGTGACAAATTGACCAGCTGTATTTTGAATCGTATGGCGAGCTTGTACTGCTAATGAATCAATAGGATTCAGCACCATAACCACTTTATTTAATACTTTTCGATATTTACCTTTTGCATCAGTTGATAAGTTTTTAAGTACACCATATAACTCACCAACTACTACCTCACCGCGTTCTGACGGCGCAAATGTCAATGTCCCACTTGATTTTTTATCAGTAATAGCACCAGTTGTTGAATCAACATCTTTCATTAAACCGACTGGTTCATTTTTCACTGAACCACGACCATTCACTAAGCCATATTCTAAACCAGCTGCTAAGGCTTCAATTAATAACGTCACCATGTAACGGTCAACCCATACTGGACCAAGTTCTAACATATCATTAGGGATAGCTCCGAATGCTGTTAATTTAAGTTGAGTGATTTTTTCATCACGGAATGCAGCATTTACTTGGCCAGAAATTTCACCAAAGATTTCTTTCCATGCATACGCAAGAGTTGGATCAGAATAAATAAATTTAGTTGCTGCTCCTAAGTCCTGTAAGCCGATAGCAGCTAATAATGGGCGTACTTTTGTTAAGCCCTCAAATACTCGTTCTTGTACAGATTCAGGGAAAACTGATTCATCATTGAAGCCGCCATCTGATACAACTTTGTTATAAAACGCCGTTTCTTCAGATGTTAAAATGTGTTGACCACGTGCTACTAAAATTTGAGTGTCGTTTGCTTCATTTCGTGCCTCAGCTGTAATTTTTTCTGATAAGTCATCTTGTAATGCTGTAAACATTTCATCTACTGCGTTTTGTAGCTGCTCTGGTGTTGCGTTTTCGTTATTTAGTAAATCTGTATAAGCTTTCTTTTTAGCTTTAAAATTATCCATTTGTCCTTTAAATTTAATCGTCATTTACGATTACCTCCATTTTTAAGTATTAAAAAAAGAACCCTTTGCGTTTAGCCGCCACTTTTGGTGGCTTTGGCTCCGTTGGTTCTTCACTGTGTTTATCTAATTGAGTTTGTAACTGAATTACTTGATTTTCTAAATCACTAACTTTTTGCATCAACTTGTTATTGCCCTCCACAGTTGAAGAAGTGGCAGCAAGGGTGTTATTAAATTCTTGTGCTTTGTTAGAGAACATTTCTGATTCTACTTCTTCAGCGTTGCCATCGATAATTTCATCGATAAATCCATACTCTTTTGCGACTTTAGCTGACATGAACTTTTCTTCATCGAGTAATTGTTTAACTGTTTCTTCGTCTACACGATGTGTATATGACGCTAAAACAGATTCACCGATACTTTCTAAGTCGTCAGCTACTTTACGTAACTGTTTAGCGTTACCAGCTGCATAAGTCCACGCATGATGTACCATTAGTTGCGTGTTTGAATACATTTTCACTACATCAGCACCCATAGCCATAATAGAGCAAGCACTTGCTGCAATACCTGTAACGATAACTGTTACTGTACCTTTGTGAGCACGTAATGTATTCATAATGTCGATTCCTAAGAAAACATCGCCACCGTAAGAGTTAACTTCAAGCGTAATGTCCTCATCTTCCTTTACGTTACGCATTTTGTTATTAAAATCGTAAATAGTTGAGTTCCAACTGGTGATATCACCTTTAATCTTATGTTTCATCCTGTTCACCTCCTTCAACGGAATCTAATTCTTGATAGTTCTTTGTGAAATAATGCTTGTTCAATCGTTCATCTGTGGAAGGCTCATCTCCAAGCATTACACGAACTTCATTTGGTGTATAAACCATACTTGCAACAAGCTTATCGATTGCGTTTGCTAATTCTAATGGATCCATTTCAGCAACACCGAAAATTTTAATTCGTTCGCCATTCATGTAATCATTTTTATCAATTAATTTTGCATTAAGCTCGTCTTGTATTTTTTTAATCAAGGGTTTTATACAAAATTTGATATAAGCTTTTAAGGCTGTTTCATACTCTGCCATATCGCCATGTATAAGTGTTGCTGGAATACCTAAAATATTTGCCACATGGCTTGTTAAATCTTTCTTAAGCTTTTCTAGCTCCTCTACATGACGACCACTATTCTTTTCGCCTGATGTGATTTCTTCATAATTAAAACCTTTAATTTGTGGAACAATGGCAAAAGCCTTTTTTCGGAACGCATTAAACATTTTATCTATAAAACCTTGTAGCTGCCCGCGACTTTCATCATCTAGCTTTGTATTACCGTCCACACCAGCAATTGCTCGAATTTGATTAGCGTACATATTAGTTTCAATCATACGACTGAAGAGCTCTGTATAATCTTTAAACATGCCGTCTAAAAACCGTGTGAATTTTTCGTTGTTATATGAAATATAAATAACTTCATCCATAGGAAATGTTTTTTTAAATTGAAAACCTTTGACCACAACATTTTTGAAAACATCTGGATAAACAGCATATTCAACACGATCATAGCTATCTGCTATAAGAAAATCGTTTTTATCAGTTGGAATGACGAGTACCTCATTTTCATAAAGGAGCTTGTAAACAAAATCTTGCCAAAAATCAGCTGCGCTTTGGTTTGTGTTAGGTCTCACATTGAGTGAATAATCCCAATTGCTTTTAACCCTTTTCCCGTCTTTCATAAAACGAAATTCTGATAATGAAATGGTTCGGCCAATAAAATTTATACATGTTTCAATCGCTGTTTTTTTAAGATAAGCCCGCTGTTCAATGTCGATTCCGAAAATATCTAAATCCCACATTTCAGCAGCTTCTTGCCCTATTTGCTTATTACGCTTAAATGCATCTAAAATTACCCCAATATATCACCCCCTCTCGTCAAAATGCGATGCTGTCTAAAAAGTCGAGTACCCCATCTACATCGGTATCATCTAAATCACGTGATCCCCAAACGCCGTAGAGGAACATCATAAAACCGTCTGTTTTTCGTTTCACTTCCTCTTTCTTGCGGTATACTTTATTCCCATTAGGTAATCGCTTAACAAGCACATTATTCGTATACCATCGCATTAAAGGATTATTTCCAAATATAACTTGCTCATTTTCAAAAGCGATTTCTATTCGCGGTGCTAATAATCCGCTTGCTGCATCCGGATTTCGTATAACTTCAACTTCAAACCCTTCCGCTTCAAATAACGGTCTCAATATGTCCATCTTGAAACTATCACCAACAATTTTCTTAATGTTCCAGCCTTCATCTCGTTTATCAACAAACCATTTAACAACAAGGTGCGGATCCATCGTTTCAATGTCCAGGACACTCAAAAGACCATCGTTTTCCCACTCCCTAATTGGAGCAAATTTACGATGGTCTTTCTTATTGTTGTTTTCAGCTTTTGGTTTGCTGTATGCGTAGTGCTTATCAGCAAATGGCTTACAGATGTACGAGTGTGTTAATTCCCTTGGAACGAAAAAGTTATCATTCTTCAAAAATAACAATCCCATTGAAACAAAGTCTCGAACAGCAGCGTAGTCCAAGCAACCGATACATTCACGCTTCTTTAATTCATCCAAATTGTATAATTGATCAGTTGCCTTAATTTTCTCCCATGACGTTACACTTTTTTCTAAGTCAACCTTTGGAAGGTTCATACGTTTAGTAATGAACTCCTCATATCCATCTGGATCATGTTCTAATTTGTTGTACTGTTTCATGACCGTTTTAAAAAGTACTTTCGCATAACTTGTTAGCGGTGGATGAAATTGCGAATTTGCCTTTTGCCACATTTCAGGATTGTGCATCTCCGCTTCATCATCCAAATTACACATAAAAGCAAATAGACCATCATCGCGTATGCTGACGTGGCCATCTAAAATGTTATCTGCTCGTTCAATTAATTTATCTGAAAATCCTTCACGTACATACCCATCCGAACCAACATAAAATATTCGCGGGTTTGGTACTTTACCGAGACCAGAAGTAAATACATTTACAGTGGATGAATTCTCGTATTGGTGTATTTCTTCAAATATGACACAACCATCACGCAAACCATCCTTCGTGTTCGCATTTGAAGTGTGATACTGAAATACCGATTTCGTACTACGCGATTCAATCAAAGCTTTTTTATGATTGAAGTGTTCTTTCAACGTGTCGTCTTTATCTATCGTGTTAAATACTTCTGTAAACGACATTTTCGCTTGTTTCTCACTGTTTGCAACGACTGATACATTGTAATTATCTATGCCATGCAAATCGCTAATAAAATAGTTTGCAAGCGTTGAAATACGCCCTGTTTTACCGCCACCGCGCCCTTCATAGTCTAAATGTTCATCAAACACCAAAGAACCGTCGTTGTAGTATAAAAAAATAAAACACGTCTTAAATTTTTGAGTCAATGTGAGTGGGAAGTAATACTTTTCGGTGAATGTAATGTAATTTTCGATTTGTTCATTGTCGAAATACATATCATTCGCTGTGAGTATTTCTCGCTCTATCAACTCAATTAATTTAATACGTCTTTTATTTAAAATTATTTTGCCGTCACGCCACAGCTTAATATATTCATCAATGTACTTATGACTAATCAAATTAAACTCGTCCTGCCTTTGTCATCCACAGTTGAGGAGGGTGCGGATGGAGCTGGTGTATCGTTTTTTATCCCAAGTGCATCCTCAAGCTTTTCTATTTCTTTTGAAATCGCTAGCTTTGTTGCAACTGCTGGATGCTGCTTTAAAAAACGTTGAGAACCATTTTCTATTTCGATTGTCGTTCCATCTTTATCAATATCTTTATCGCAACTTATATCGATTTTTAAAAATCGTATGTAGCGATGTACTTTAGATAATTTAATCGGATCGTCGGCGTGACGTGCTATTAAATCTTTTTCGATTTCTTTAATTCTTACGGCCATGACTCCCCCTCCCTCCTAAGAGTGTTTTTTAACGTTTTATTTTTAGAGAATCGACCCCACGCCGGTCCCAGGGCAAAAATTATTCCCAAAAAGTTTTAGACGGGGGGTATATACTTTTATTTCTTTACCACTTCTCATCATGAATCCATTTGTTTTTCTTTCCATCGAAACGATTGTGTCTTTTGTTGTGGCAGGCTTTGCATAATGTACGGATATTATCTAATTCAAGTGCTAACTCTGGATGATATTCAATCTCCTGGATATGATCGATTTCAAGAACAGCATCATGCTTTGTTGTAACCTTACCTTCTTTAGCACACCAAACACACTCATGGTTGTCTCGTTCGAGTGCTTCAAGTCGTAGCTTCTGCCAGTTGGATGATTTATAGAAGGCGATTTGTTCTTGCTTTGTTTTGTATTGCTGCATGGTTGTTAGTCGCTGCCTTCTAATCGTGTTGGTAGTTCATCAATTTTAATATCTTGGCCATCATACAAGATTGAACACGCATTGCACACACGATGTTTAAATGTTTCACCCGCAAAGTAATCATCGTAATCGCTCTCACCACATCTTGGACATTCCCATCTGTTATCAATAGCATCCAACTCATCAGCCAATGCTTCAGCATGCTTTGCAATTGCTCGTAGCTTTAATTTAGATTTGCTATCAAATCCTAATTCAATTGTGATTCCTCCAACCTTTGCCATTGTTTATCACTCCTTATTATTGTTTGTACAACTCCAACACCTGTGCTTTAAGCTCATCCATTCTAATCTTCAGCTCTTGTTTCATGCCATTCAATACTACGTACTGCTTATCGATTTCAGCTTTGTATTCTTCTTCTGTAAGTCCTGAGTAATCACGTTTGATGATTGATTGATGATACTGTCTGATTTCCTTTTGCATCTTTCGTGCTTGTTTATCGGTAACGAAAGCAATGTATTTCTTTTGGCAATGCGGACATTTGAAATATGTTTCAACTACATAGCCTTTGAACTTATGTGCTGGATGCTCGTATTCTTGTAAGTTGATTGTTATTTTGTTTTGGCAATCATCACAGACAATTTCACTTTTCATTGTTCAAACCTCCCACACTTTATTAACCGATACAGTACGAATAACATGAGATTCTTTATCACAATACTTCACCGTGAAATTATGCTGACCGTTTGAATTTTCATCTAATGTCTCATATTTATAATCAAGACTAACGATTCCCTCAATGTCTTTACCATTCAATTTAATCTTTGGTGGTTTGTTGGCTGAACTCATCTCGATAGAAATTTCATTTGCCATCAAGTTCATAAACAACGCCTTCAATTCGTTATCTCTGCGTTCAAGCTTTGAAATGGTTTCACAATTAATTTGATACTCTTCTTGTAACAATTTAATTTCCAACTCATAACTACAGAAAGGATGAAATGCACCTTCTTCAAGTTTTGCTCGGCACTCCTCAATTCGATCTTTTATTACTTCGTTTCGTGCTGTCAATTTCTCGACTGTGAAGTCTTCTGGTTTGATATAGAACATATAATTAGCCCTCCACAATTAATTATGATTTGCTCATTAGCTTTTATAGTCTGTTTAGCTTTCGACTTTATATCTTCAAGACTGCATCAAACTCGGCCCTATCGGTTACTAGTACTTGCCAGCGCTCCTCGGTATCTAATGTTCCTGAGATACTTGGTCACCCGTAAACTAGTCCTTCATTATTTAATTGGCTGTTTGATACAATCTTCAAGGCATAATAAAAAGCCACACCTTGTTAGATGTGACTTTTTGAATATTAATCTTGTTTACCTTCACTAACATACTTTTTAAGTGAATTAATTACACCTTCCATACCTTCAATAATACCTTCGAGGTATAAGTTGCCATCATTGCCTTCACCGTTTGCTAATCTTTCCTCAAGTTGTTTAGAAAAATTATCTCTTTGCTTACTTGTAATAGTAATTATATCCTCGATATGTTCGTATTTAAGATCTAATAATTCCTTAACCTTTAACTTTAAATCATCCATTCATCTCACCTCCATTACACTAATAATAGAGTAAATGGAAGTCTGTGCCAATAATACAAATCTGATACATAGAAAAGAGACTACCAATTTAGTAGCCTCTCATGCTTGTTTGCGAAATACACGTACAAGCGAACGTGCTTATTATTGTAAGGTTATTTGTTAGCGCATTTCCGTACGCTTTTTATAAAACTTGATAATATCAATTTACTACACTTTTTTGCGAACTTCCCTGGTGTTAACAAGTTCACTTTTTTTCAAGGCGTTTTATTTCTAAATTAAAACGGTTTGTATTGAATTCAACCTTCTTTTAGCTATATCCACGTATTCTTTCTCTTTTTCGATGCCAACAAAATTCCGATTTGTCATAGCAGCCGCAACTGCAGTAGTGCCACTCCCAATACAGTTATCTAAAATTATATTACCTTCGTTGGAATATGTTTTTATAAGATACTCGAACAATTCAATTGGTTTTTGAGTAGGATGAAAGTGTTCATAATCTCTTGGGAAGTACAAGACATCCACTGGGTACCGATCAGTTTGTCCACCGCCATCAATACCTATCTCTGTTTTCCCATAATTACTTCCATCGTTAGAATGCTTTTTGTAACGATTTACTGGTTTATGTCCATACGTTTTTTGTGGATTATAAGTAGGCAGATTTTTATAAAAAACCAAAATGTTTTCATGTACCTTTAAAGGCATCTTTTTAGCGTTTAGGAATCCGGTACCGTTACTTTTCATCCAAACCCACTCATACCGCAACATCTCTAAGTTACTTGCTCCTAAAACCTTATCGAATGGTGTTTGTGCTGTTAAAACAATTGCTCCGTTATCTTTTATGAGCCTCTTATATTCATTCCAAAGGTCATTCAGCGGTATAACTGAATCCCACTTATTTTGAGTGGTACCGTACGGTAAATCGCACAGTATCATATCGAAACTCTTATCAGGAAATGTAGGCATAATCTGCAGACAATCACCATGAAATATTTGATTAATCAACTTATCACATCCTACTGAATTTTTTTTTTTATACCCAACCAATTCTTTCTGCTGTTTTATCGATAAGGATGTTCCTTTTGCGAAGAACCTTATGGCGGGAAATATACAATTTATCCGAGATGTCCTCCCATTCGTAACAGCCATCCTTGTCCCAGTAGCGCATATCTACGATTGTCCGCATATCATCATCTAACTCACTGTATAGGTCCTCCACAGTCTTGATGATGCGTTTTAAATTTTGATAATAGGCATCGTTAGCAAGTACCATAGCTTTCTTGGCTGTAGTATCAGAAATCGTATTACTACGACCACCAACCATTTCACCGCCTTGATTATGTGGATGCAACAACTCCCACTCACGGTATTGCAATTTCTTCTTATATTGTTCGTATTCAATCCAATATTTCTCGATGTTCTGTATTTCACTACGCGATAACGTAGGCATGTGCAGCACCTACCTTGTTTGTTTATTTACTCATATTGTTCAATGTTCCAATTTTTCACTTAACCAATTAACCAGTTTGTCTATTTTGAAAGTTTTAACAAACGCCTCAAACAAATCCTTTCGTGCTTGTTCATACCTTCTTAGTTTTTCAAGGTATTGCTCATTTTCCTCTTGTTTCATAACTACCTCCTTATTACGACATATACTCATATTGTTCAGTACGATTTAAGAAACTTAATAAAGGTATTTGGAGAGTTACTTCCATTTTCAATACAGTCAATATATAGGTCTGCCACTGTATCATTTTCGTAGTACCCTTTGCTATCCAGCCAATCTCTAACAATCTTTTCGTTTTCTCTAGCAACTTGAAACGACACTCCTGCTACTTTAATCGCTTCTTGAATTTCTTTTGGCACTCTCATAAGTAATTCTCCTTCCTGCATAATATCTTTCGATTAATACATACTGCCGGTACTCATTGCACTTGAATTTGGTTTTAAGGATGTTTGAAACCTTGCTTCTGCTCTACCTTTAGCATTTAAAATAGATTCATATCCTAAAATGATTTTTGTACCAACAACATAATCAATTTGTTTCTCATGAATATCATCATGTGTTGCTTTATTTAATATGTCTTGCAATTGTTGAGCGCTCATACCTTCCGTTTCAATGACTTGGTAATGTCTGTATGATTCTTTCATAACGACTGCCTCCTGAATAATTTTGTTCGATTAAAGATTAGACATATCATCTTTTAACCACTCTTCATTTTTCCCATCATCGTAACCATAGTCTGTTACAGTGCCTTGTGTACCTTCTGAACACCACTTATCACATGTGCCATCTACTTTAACTGTATTGTTAAATTCACCTGTTACAAAGCAACCAAAAGCATAATGACCGCAAGTCCAGCAAACTTTTTCACACATAAATTGCACCCCCTGCACAAAATCTTTCTACTGCACCGTATCTACTCGCTTTTTACTATCCTCAACATTGAATGATTCTGGATAACGTTTTTTCAATTTATCGATGTTCATTTCGCAAATTTCTTCAAGTGTTGTTTCGTATTTTTCAGCCAATACAATCAAATTTTTAATTAACATTTTCAATGCTATTTTGACTTTAGATGAATTTAATTCATGACGATGAAACACAAATTTCTTAACTTGTTCTGAAATCTCGCCTGATAGGATAATGATTTTATCGATTAATTTTTCTTTTGAGCCTTCCACAAAATAATTATCTAATGGCTCGTATTTCTCACCCAATAAGGTTAAAATCCCAAAAGCATAATGCGAAACGTCACCTAATTCCTTTAATGTTGCATCTCGCTCGTTAGCAGCACTCAATACTTCCGCACATTCACCAATCAAGCCCATAGCGTAATTTGTTAAGCCGTTTTCATATTCAATATTGTTTTTCGGCTCACCTTTAAATGGCATAGTTCGCTTTGATAACTCTTGAAATTTATTTAGTTCCATTTTGTAGTTCCTCCAGTAGTTCCGGATTTTCATAAATATTGCCGATGACTTCAAATTCATGTTCCCCTTCAACGTAATAAACTATAGGACCATCAGCTGTTGGTGTTTCGTCCCAGAAGTCTCTTGAAGGTTTTAAATCTTCTAAGTAAAAACAAGCGTAAGCATCGTTGAATGTGATTTTAGATTTTCTAGTATAAGAACATTCGTTTTTAGCTTCTAACTCTAAAGAAACAATATCCCCCTCATAAATCTCCTTGTCGTTCTTGTCCTTTAAGCCTGTGTATTGCATTTTAATAACCTTATCTTCTTTCATAATTACTCCTAGTTGTGCCGTTTGCCAACATCCATTTTTACCTATAAAAGCTTTGTTGTACCAACCGTTTTCATCCATAAAAACCGTTCTGTTACCTTCTTTACTCCATGCTCTAAACTTAATCTCTCGCATTCTGCATTTCCTCCATTTTCTGTTTTAAAACTGTTAAATAAACAAGTTCATCCATTAACTCTTGTCTAGCATGCTCAATCCATTCGATTGCTGTGTAATCCATTGGATTGACCGTTGAACCATACTTCGCTAAACCTTTTGCAGTCTGTAATTCTAGTAAATTTTGCATCTCTCGTAATATTGGATTTGCTAAGATTTGTTCTTCAATTGTCATTTCGCTTTATAACTCCTTCTTATTACACGCTCAGTTACAATGTTATTTGCTATTTTCCAGTTCTTAATTGTTCCTGGAGATACGCCACACATTTCAGCAATTTCCTTATCTGTTTTATCAGCGCTTTTAAATTTCAGATATTGTTGCTTTGTTAATTGAACTTTTGAATTTTTAACGGGTACAAAATCATCTAAATCAATGAATTTATTAGACTTTCGTTTATTTACTAATCTGAGTAGTTTTTGACCATAAAAAGCAATTTCTATGCAGTTTGAACATGATTCGGACTCCATAGCTGATAAACAATCACATTTAGGTAAAAGAGCATCGATTTTCTTGATTATCTCCCTACGCTTCTCAAGCATTTTTTCGTTCATTTATCTCCCACACTTTCTCGGTATGCCAGCCTTCCTCCATATACTGCTGCACCCATTCATATTTGTAAGGCATAATAACACTTGCTTCACATCCATCAACGATCATTGCCATTTCTATATAGCGTGTAATCGGATTAGGTATAGCCATCCACAATCTATCCTGTGGTTTCTTACTTTTCACCGACTGAACAATAGGAATCCCATTGCGCATGTTCATATTGTTTAAAACACCCCATTTTTCAATAAGTCCTTTGCTTGATAATAAAAGTGGTAATAAATAAAATTGCCGCTATATTTTTTATCCAAATATACAATTTCGAAATTGTAACGGTATTTGAAACTATTAAGCATTCCTAGTAAAGATAATGGCTTGTACTGACTTCGATATTCACCGCGAATCATTTTTCCGTAACCATCTGCATCTTCACAAATTAATGTAAATGGAATATCCTTCGCGCGAATCAATTCGTTTTCAAAAGCTGTTTTCGTATCTTTTTGTAAGTTGCCAGTAATCTCATCCATATGGGCTTTACGTTCAATGCGGCCTGATAACCAAATGTCACGTTTGATACCTAATTCTTCATTTGCTGGAATCATACATGCGTAATCGCCTGTCTTAATCGCACGCGTTACAAACGGCATTTCATATTTACGGAAATGTCGTAAGATATGGTCGTTCACTTGCTCGCGCGTATCGACGACAATTGTAAGTGTTTTTAAAATTTTGTTGATTTCTGCATCAGTGTATTTGTAGTGAATCAATTGCTACCCCTCCACAATTTCGAAAGCAGTCGCCTTTACGATTACCGACCCTTTAAAAAATCGCTGTGAACGTTTTGCTTTTGTTAATGTATCGTGCGCTTTTACACTAGCCTTCGTACTACTGCCACCACCCATAGGAAAGTTGATTACATTTCCATTTTCATCTACATTGGCGACTATATATAAATCGCTATTTGCTGATTTTGTATCTAGCATTTATTTCGCTCCCTTCGCAAATGCCACCGCACATGCATGGATTTCTTTTTTTAACTTTGCCGATTCATCATTTTCATACTGGCGCCAATCAACATAGATTTCCTTCCAGCCATTGACCGCCAACTTTGCCTGGTAATCACAAAACAGATTTAATGCAACTTCATCATTATTTAAGAAATTGCTAATCGATTCATTTTTCTGCCAACCACATAATGCAACGATCATTTTCCATAAAGTCTTATCTGCGCCTTTCATGCCTTCCACAGATTTTAGGTATGTGTCGATTTCACCGAAAATCGGTTCTGCAGCCTTTAAAACTTCACCTGGTATCTTTTCGTGATTTTTCAATTCCAGTTGTCCATCCGGTAAACGTTCGATAACGCCACCAAATTTCCAAATCTGAGATAAAATATATAAAACCATTTATTTACACAACCCTTCAAAAAAGAGTTACTAAAAAACCGTCATCTGTTAGCGAAAATTACTTAATTTCGCCCCTTTTTCGTGGTGTTTTTCAAAAAGTAACACGCTATAAACCTTAGAGCCACAAGGGATTGAACTAAACTTGTTACAAAGTGTTACCTATTTTGAGTATTAACGCTCCTAATAGAATACTTTTTATATTTTTTATTTTTTTGTTTATATATAAAATAAATAACAAAAATAATAAATATATAAATATAAGTACTTTAACACCTTGGTAATACTGATTTTCTAGCGAATCACGAATGTGTTACTTTTTGAATTTCCGACCTCATTTTTGTCCGAAATCGGTAACTTTTCTTGAATTTCGTTAACTTTTCGCTCCTGTAAAGTAACACCTTTTATATAGAATTTATTTCCATTGCCACGTTCCTTTTTAAAACCCTTCGTTTCTAGTGCTCGATAAAAGGCACGATTTTTTAAAGCAAATTCACCATTCGCATAGCACCAATTCGAATACACTTCGTAAAGTTCTTTGGCGGTGATTTGCTGGCTTGGTCCAACAAAGCAACGTTCATACAAAAATGGACCAAGGATATCCATGTCATCTTTGTAATCGCCTGTTGCCCGTTTCACTACCGCTGGCTCCTGCAACCCATCCTTCTGCCACTTCGAGCACCCTTCAATTGCCCAATTCAAAATGCCTGACATTTCAAGGGAAAGCTTTTCCGAAAGTTTTAGATCGCGCTTTTCTTTTGGTAGTTGAAGATTGAACGGAACTAATTTAACGCGGCGCCAAATCCCTTCATCTACACCTTTGATTACTGGCTTATGATTCGTAGTGAAGAACACTTTAAACTCAGGGATAAACTCAAAATATTCCTGACGTAGGAATCGGGCCAATACTGGCTCACCACCCGTAATTTGCTTTACAAATGCTTCAGAAAGTTGTTCGCCATCTTCAGACTCGATAGCAGAAACGAAACGAGCTCCTACTAATCGAGCAATGTCGTTATTCGCTCCAGTTTCTTTTTTCTTGATAAACGTGTCTGACTTTGCCTGTTTGCCATATTCGCCCATCAAATCTTTTATTGTATTAATAAATGTCGATTTACCATTGGATCCGCCACCAATTAAAAACACCATGCTTTGTTCACTGATTTCCCCTGTTAAGCTGTATCCAATCAATCGCTGCATATATTCGATAAGCTCTTTGTCGCCCTGAAAGATTTGGTCTAGGAATGATAACCAGGTCGGGCATTCAGCACCTTCTACAAATTCAACGTTTGCAAGTTTGGTTAATTTTAATTCGCGATCATGCTGCAGTAATGCTCCCGTCTTTAAATCAACGGTGCCATTCAATACGTTGAATAAATATTTTTGACGGTCAAATTCTAAACGCTCACCTGGAACTAATGGCATTAAATCCTTAATGCTGTTCATTCGAATGTTTCTGCGTTCGCACATACGCGACCACTTTTGTTCTGCTTCATCTTCTGATTTAGACATGCCTCGTAAAACCTTGTTGCAGATACGTTCAATTTCTCGTTTTGTATCAAAGCGCCAACGCTTACCGTCCCAAATCATCCAGCCGATTTCTGATACATAACGGATAGCGTGACCGTATTCGTAGGCAATACGCTCAGCGTTACCAAGTTCAGTTAATCGAAATTTCTTCTTAGGTAATTCCGGCTTATCCTCTTCAACAGCATCATTACTGTGGAAATCAAAAGAAAATTCAGCGTATTCTGCTTCGTGCTTATGATCCAATATTGTTGTTGTAGTAGAAGAAATAGCCATTGAAATTGTACGCTCGCCATATGTCTCACCAGTGTCCGTATGATGGACTCTATCCCATTTATCACGCATTAATGATGTTTCTCGGAACATATTATCCATTCGTGTGGCACTTCGGCCTGTCCAAAAAGCTAAATGATTACATAACGCTAAATCTGTTGATGAATGGTCATCATTAATCAAATGGCCATTAAACATAGAACGTATTTCATCGCCTGACTTGCTGCGGAACATTTTCTCCCAAAGAGCCTCGTTCGATAATTTAATTTCGTCTTTCTCGTAATCTTGTAAACGAATGCGACCTTGAATATCACTATCGTCAAAATACTTTTCAAGGAGCTCGTCTAATTCTTCGGTACGATCAAATATGTCGTTCGAATTTTCACGATTGCCAGTCATTGTAAAGAAGCGACCGTATTGATAAACCTCTAATCCTAGTTTGCTATTTTTGCGTCCTGTCCCACACACCGATTGCGGGAGACTGCCTTTGACAATGATATGAATGCCTGTGCCACTGACACTAAATTCTGTATAGCTATCGAATAAGTCGATAATCTCTTTACCAAATTCATTAATTATGGGATTAACACGCTTTTCATCATCCGAACGATAAGTGACACATCCATCTATATCAATCCCAACGAAATTATCACGACGACTAAAAACGAAGCCGATACCATTTGAATCTGTTTGTGTGTAAAACTTAACTGCGGTCGGAAAAGTTGACCATGTACGTGGATCGTTCGAACGAGCTTCATTACCGTCAATTTGATATGGAATTTTGGTAATTTTACTGTTGCCCTTTGTTTCAGCTTTCCACAGAATCCAGTTAGGCATTTGTCTAAGCTCCGCCGGTATATCATTGAAGTTGTATGGAATTACTTTCATGGTGTCACCTTCATTTCGCTGTTTTTGGGTATAAAAAAGAGAAGTCCGCTAAAAACAGACCTCTCTATGAAATTTTATTTACTAATCAAAATGGCACGTCATCCTCATTTACTGTAATTGGACCACTACCTTGTGGCGCGCCTGCTGTTGATTCTTTAAACGCTGTAACCTCCGGGTAAGTTTTGCCATTATGTTCACGGTGTCCGACTGTTATAACTAAATGCTTGCCGACTAATGTGTCTGCCCACTCTTTGTATGATTTGAAGTCCATACCATCCGGGAACTGTGCTGCTTTTGAAATTGCTTGTAAACGCCACATTGCTTTTTCTGTAACTGTGAAGTTGTCGAATAAAATCTTTTGCCCTTGGTGAGGTTGATTTACATCACTACGAATTTCGTAATCTACAACCACTTGATTGTTACCTGTACTTGCTTTTTTTAATTCATAATTGTGAACCGTCACTTCATAGTCACCTTTTGCGATTAATTCGAATCCACCTTTTGCTTCTTCATGGTTAATTTTAAACATTTAATTTTCCTCCAATTAATTTGATGATTTTATCGACCATAGGTACGGTCATATTTTCTAGTTGTATATTTGCTTTAAATTCACAATCTGAAACTATTTTTGCTGCATTAGCATCTGTGGAAGACAACTCACGGATTTTAGCTACATTGCTTAATCGATTTGCTTCTTCTTCTTCACGTCTAGCTCGTTCTTCTGCTTGTACATCAACGCCCAATTCTAAGTAACGATATAGTTTACGCCCTACTTCTTCATTGAGTTGAATTTCTTCGTCTTCAAATAAATTAGTATTATCTTTTGTCGCAATTGCAAGGTGATCCATATCAACACTGAAATTCAACATGAATTCATATTCCATATCATCTTTCTGGACAGGTTTCGTTCCTATTTTTCTGGGCTGTTGCTTACCTTTGTCATTCAATTCCATGACATATTCATTTTTGGTACGCATGGTTGCTAGAATATGAATGTCATTGCTTGATAAAGCTTTAATCATATCGGTTACATGTTTGTTCATTTTGTTCCAGTTTTGAAAACTGTTCCCCGTCATGTTACCGTGCTGTTCTAAAATACCACCATCACCATTCCAGTTGTGAGATAAGCTATCAAAAACAACTACTTCTACACCCGCATTTTTAAGCATTAACAACGCTTGCAAATAGCGTTCTGTTGTATAAGGTGGTTCGAAATTTATGTGCTTGAATGAACCGATACGGACACCACTAAATTGTTGATCAACATATAACATTGAACGCTTGTGTTCCGTATCTGCTACACCGATTTTCTTCCATACTTCTTGTTCAGAAAGGTCAGGATATGCTTCTCGCATCATTCCATAAGCAGTTAAGATAGCACCGACTGTTTTACCTGCACCAGACGGACCAATGAATCCTACAAGTGCCTTTTGCTTTTCTCGTACACTATCTGTTACTTGCATGCCTTCCACACTCCTTTTCTATTAAAATTGCCCATTTTCATCAGAGTCATCTTTTTTTACTTCTACATCAGCGAATGGATCTTCGAACTCTGGTAATTCTTCATCAGCATTTTTCGTTGTCACACTACCATCTGACTCAACTTGATACGGAATACCTTCATGTTGGTTCACTTCATCAATGCTCATTTGACCGTCTGGAGCATCGTCTTTTTCAGGACGTTTTTCCATTTCTTCTTTCGCTGTGCTGTATGTGCGTTCAAGGTCTACAAGGAAATAAAAGCCTTTTGAATTATGCTTTTCGTGAATTTTATGCATAGTTAGCGAATCATCTTGTTTAGCTTCACTAACAATTTCCTCTGCTTCTTTTGATGAATCTGCATACCAACGTTCTTTTTGATTTAATAATGTTTTTGCCATTTATGTGTTTCCTCCTTATTCGTATATGAATCTTTCAACTTTTTTCTTTTCAACAATATCAATGCTAGGTGGTTCAAAATCTCCACCGTCCTGTGATTCAGTTGCAGGCAATTCACGTGTTATACGTACATAAATCGTTTTCGAATCATGATAAAATCGATAAACTTCAGTTTTATAATTTGACCATCTGCCACCTTCTTCGAACTCTTCGTGTTCCTTTTTCCCAGCTGATTCAATGAGTTCAACTCTATCAGCGATTGATAAATTTTCAGCATCAACCTCATGCTCTTCCTTCGTTTTAGCAAATAGATTTTCATGGTCATATTCTGCCAAAAACATAATGTGTAATTTGAATAATAAAGAATCTAAAATTTCCATATTAATTTCCTCCTATCGAATGCTTAATGATTGATTTTCAACCAATTGAACACCTTCTATTTGCTCTCCTGCTTTAAGTGCTTTTGCTAAATCTGCACGGCTGATAGTACGCTCTACCTTCACATATCGCTGTGGAAGGCTATCAATGTTCGAAACTTCAACCTTTGATGATTTGCGGAAACTAAATGTAAATTTCTCGGTTTTCAATTTATCTTGTCCACTACTTCCAAGCGTTTCAGCAATAGCCTGTTTCATCCTATTAATGCCGTTCTCCATAACTTTCCGACGTTCAGCTAATCTCTTTTCCTCTGATTTAATACCTTCTACATCTGATTCAATGTTTTTAATAACCATTGCATAAGCTTCAAGCTTTTCTTCCACAGCATCAGTAATGGAAGCTAATGTATCTTCTAAACCTTCTTGACCCTCCTCAATCATCTGTTGAAGTTGGGCGTAGGCATTGTTTAATTGATAAAGACTAGCCATTGTCAGCCCTCCTGTGTTAGAATATCTTTGTCATTTATAAAATTTTCACGCTCGCCATTGGTTCCCGCCTTTGACGAGTTTTTTTGTGCCTCAATTTGGGCATTCTGTACGTCTTCGATGTCTTGCCAGTAATCTGATTCACGATCATAAACATCAGCGTGTGTGTAGCCTATACGCATGGAATCACCTACCTCACAAATAGATACGATATGTTTACATAACTGCAAAGGAATACGACTACGCTCTACTTTCGAAAGGCCTTGCGTCCCTGTCTTGCTGCCTCGTGGTGCTGCTTCATGGCATGGTGCTCCATTCCTACACATCGGCTTGAATTGTGGATTAGGATGATTTGTCCAAATATCAGTAGGCTTCATACGCCTTTCGTTTACTGGCTTTTCGGTTTCATATTGGCAATACGTAACGGTGTGTCGAGGTAAATCTTGCATGAATCGCATCTTACGCATACCGCCGCGTGGATTTTCTATAAAGAAATACTTCGGATTTAATTCACGGATTAGCCGTAATACATTAGTGTTTACCGTATCGCATTGCTTTGCGTACGATGACTTAGGCGCCAAATTTCCATCATCTTCACGCGTTCTATGATTCGAGATAGCTGCGATAGAGTATGTCGTGCAATCTGGTGACGCCCAAATTATGTCTGGCTGTCCGAACTTTGCGATGATGTCAGCGGCAGTAATTCCACCTATATCTACGTACCAATCGATATTAGCGTGTTGTTTGTCCCACTCAATACTAAAAACCTCATGCCCTTTAGTTTCAAAAGCTTCTCCAATAGAACGAGTGCCAGCAAATAATTCTAAAATTTTCATACCTACTTAGATCGCTCAATTTCAGCAATTAACTTTTTCGCACCCTCTGGACTTAGAACCAATTTTCCACCTAGTAAACTGAAATTATCGTCAGAGACTTCACCAGTAACAGCACACGTCATATGAACCACGTATTTTTTGATAATCACCTGTTCACCACTTGCAAAGAATTCTACTGGATCTCCTTCATCAATCCCCAATGCACGACGTAATTCTTTTGGAACTACCACACGACCTAAATCATCTACTTTGCGTACTATCCCTGTTGACTTCATTTGATTTCTCCTCCTTGTAATGCTTGACGTGCAATATGGCCACCATCTTTATCAACTTTAGATCCGTTGTATTGTCCGTGTTCATCGAATATAGGAGCGATGTGGTTTTTTTCATCTGCATAAAATTTAAGTGCTTCACGTAGACGCTTGTTTTCATCTAGCAATGCAAGAATGTCAGTTTCATCTAGATAACCTTGCGCTCGTAATGAATAGAGTTTCGAAACACCTAAAATTTCAACCAATTTGTTTAGAGTTTTTACTGAAGCATTCCTTTCGCCACTCTCTATTTGAGAAATGTATGGTTGTGAAACACCACTTAATTTCGATAGTTGGCTAATACTTAGCCCTCTAGATTTTCGTCTTTGACGAATTTCTTCTCCTGTTAACATCCGAATCACTTCCTTTCAATCGTGTTTAGCACGTTTAAGCGCCAATGTTTTTAGTAAAATTGTATACAAGGCATCTTCTAACGGTTGTCCATCTATACTGTGGATGCCAAGCTTATTCAATTGCTGGATTACTGCTTTACGCTTCAACTGCTTATGCATAGTTGTCACGTTTAACTACCTCTAACGCTGATGCAACACCATCAATGTAATCACTGTGTTCCTTGTATTCTTTTGCTAGATTAGGAAGGACGCTATCTCCAAATGGCAATCCACTATGGACCAGCACTTCCTGAATAATTTGATTTCCTAAGTCCTTTAGATGATCTCTAGAATCTATTAGTAGTTGATTGAGGTCCTCCACAATCTTCTTATTGGTATCCGGATATTCGAGAGCTTCTTTTAAATCAATTACGCTTGCTCCTTCTGGAACATATAAAGCATGTTTGCTATCGTAATGCGTTGTAACTTTCCCATCTCCATCTAAAGCTTGTACACTTGTTACTTGGTCCTCATGGATATTAAGACCAACCACTGATAACTTCGTACCCTTAATGTTGATTACTGCTTGCATATTTATTCCTCCTTATATTTCCTTTCTGTTAAACTATTGGTAGAAAGGTAGGTGTTATTTTTGAATTTTTCGATTTACATAAAGCTACGGATTGCCACAACGTTCGGTAAAGTAAAAATCAGACCGAAATATAAACATTTAGAATACATGACTGATAACAATCTTATTAATCCAATAAATGATAAGTGGTATAATGTTTCTGGCTGGCCAGTTCTTACCCATAGCGATTGGTATACAATTACTTCTGATGGTAAAAAAGCTATGTGGGATAAAGGCAATTTGTTAGTTACTAGAATAATTGCTTGGCTAGCACTATTAATTAGTTTCACTGCACTATTGGTTAACTACTTAAAATAAGAATTAAAACTATAATAGAAACTACCAAAGAAAGTACCGATACCTTAATATCCTTCTCCCTTGTTTTCGCTTCAATGTTGTTAGGGTTTCGACAATATGAGCAGTAGTTGTCGCTTTTCAGAATCAACGAACCACAACGATCACACTCTATTCGCTGTTCCTCGCTCGTTGTTCCAGCAACCTGTGAGGCTTTTTTATTGCCATCCACACTCTTCACTCTCCTTTCATAGTTTGATAGATTTACTTCTGACGTGCTGATACAGCTTTATTAATCGCATTGCTGATTAACGCTAAACGCTTCTCAACTGGTAATGCCAACCACTCTGCTACTTTGATTTTCATTTAGTTCACCCTTTCCAAAATCCATTTTCGTAAAAACGCTTCTACTTCCTTTGCTGGGTAATACCATTTGCCCCCGACCTTTGCTTTCGGGAAATCTTTATCATGAAAAAAGTTATCTTGGATGCTATTCCAACTCATACATGTTCTACGCTTAAGTTCGTTAGAATCCCAATATACGAATGATGCGTCGAACTCCTCTAATTTCTTACCAATTGCATCTAAGTAAATTTGTTTAGCTTCTGCATCGTTCACTTGTACCTGTAACACTTTTTTCACCTACCTTAAATATCTAAAATCTTACGAATGTGTTTTATATGTTCCTGAGCCTTCGGACCATCTTTACGGCCACGAATTATGTCTGATAGATAAGCATTTGAAATACCGACCATTTCAGCCAATTCCTTTTGTCTCATTTTCTTTTTAAATAGCTCTGATCTAACTAAAGCTCCTAAATCTTCTGGCATGTCGGAACCTCCTTCCTTAATTCAATTGCAAAGTTAATTGTCCATCATGTAAAAATTTATTAATGAAGAACATTAAACCTTTACCAGTAACAACTACTTGCCTATTAACTTTCAGCTCACCTTCTGAATCGAAATATTGTTGAGCATGTATTTTCATCAAACCTTGATTTAATGATTTTTGAGTAGGCATGTTATACTCTCGACCTCTGCGACTAACTAGGTAACCTTGTCCGCGTAACCATTTAAATAATCTGTCACGACCAATGTTTACACCGTTTTGTCGCATGTACTTTGCGGCGCCTTCAATTAAAAGTCCTTCATCGCTTGTAGTAATTGCATTCGCTAGAACAACTTTTTCTCGATCATTTTCAATTCGCTGTTTCAACTTGTCGTTTTCATCCACAGATTCAGCGAGCATATAAAGTGCTTCTTTGAATGTGGAAGGCAGATGATAGTCTGGTTGTTGTTTAATTAACTTTTGTTCCATTTCGTTGAATCGTTCAATATACAAAGCAGCAAATTGCGTACCTTTAGCACCTGTCATACGTGTACCGTATAATTCACAACCTTTTTTAGTTAACTTAAAACAAGGTCGTGTTTTTCCTTGAGAATCCAGATACTCATTTTCGATAAAATATGCCGGCTGATTTTTCAGCCCACCTAAATGTTCAATAATAGTGCGAATATCTTGCATAACATTTTTATGTTGACGCCCTACCATTTCAGCAACTTCTAAACTTGTTAGTGTTTGCTCTAGTTGTTTCAATTAGTTCACTCCTTCCGGTTTACTTTAACGTTGCTACCGTCATATAAGCTATAAGTCCGAATACTATACCGTCATTGGCTCGCTATCACAGCGCTTTACTTATTTGGAAAATATTAAGCTAAATTATTAGCGAATTACGTTGACTAAATTTAGTCTTTAATATAGAATGTAAACATAGCTAAATAAGACTTTTTAAAAGCCTTTAAACCAACATTTAAACCGTTCCCCAACGAAAAATGTTTATAAATAGGTCGTATTTTTTATTGTCTTTTTAGCCAATTAATTAGCTTATGAACAAAGTATATTAGTCTATGAACTAAAAGTCAAACAATTTTAGTTAAAAGATTAAAAACTTTTACTCATAAGTCATGAGGATGGTTGGTATGACTACATTTGATAGATTAAAAAAACTTTGTGAAGAACAAAGAATCTCTATTGTTGAATTAGAAGAAAAACTAGATTTTGGCAGGAATTCTCTCTATGGTTGGAAAAAGAAAGTTCCAAATGGTGCTAACTTAGAGAAAGTAGCAGATTATTTCGATGTATCCGTAGACTACCTACTTGGTCGTACAGATAAAAAGCGATACTTTGATCTAACTAAAAAAGATGAACAATCTATACAAGAAGAACTACAAAAAATGGTAGAAGGTCTATCTAAAAGTGGACACGCATCCTTTGACGGTAGAACTCTTGATGAATTAAGCGAGGAAGAAATAGAAGATAGAGAATTATTATTATCAAGTTTAGAAAATTCATTAAGACTAGCTAAGCGAGTAGCAAAACAGAAATTCACCCCTAAAAAATATAGAGATTAACGGGAGTGTTGGATGCCATGTCAATAAAGTCAATTGTTAATCAGTTAATTAAAAAATACGGAACTAACGACCCTTTTAAGCTCGCTGAGTACATGGGTGTACTTATTGTGTTTGAACCTTTGGGAAATGCGCTTGGATACTATAATAAGCATTTTAGAGTACCTATGATTCACATTAATGAAAATGCTGATAGGAAATTACAGATTTTTATTTGTGCTCATGAATTAGGTCACTACGTTCAACATGAGGATATTAACACTTCATTTTTAAAAAAACATACTCTTTTTTCTACAGATAAAATAGAAATAGAAGCTAATACATTTGCAGTTGAATTGTTATTACCTGACGAACTATTTTTGGAGCAAGATTATTATTCATGTTTTACCATCTATGATGCAATTAAAGAAAAAGGAGTTCCAAAAGAGCTACTTTCTTTAAAAACTATAGATGGTAAAAAAATTTTACCCTAAAGAGGAACAAATATTCCCATCAAAGGTGGTGATATTTAGTTTAGGAATTAATTATAAATAATGCAACAAGGAAAGGAGATCTTTATGGCTACATTTAGAAAACTTCCAAGTGGAAAATGGCAAGCAAGAGTATCAAACGAAGGTAAAGAACGAAGCATTGGCACATTTCGAACTAAAAAAGAGGCTGAAATCGAAGCAGCAAAAGTTGAGGAACGTATTTATTACGGTCAAACTCTTAATGATCGTAACATGATATTTGATGAAGTCATAGAAGAATGGCTGAAATATAAAAGAAGAAATGTAAAGGAATCTACTTTCGAACAAGTGGAAGTAATAACACGTTTACACATTAAACCTTTTTTCGGAAACAAACGTGTTATGAAAATAAGAAGGAGTGATATAAAAGATTGGCTTGACCATTATGTTGAATTAAAAAATAAAAAAGGTGAAAGTGCTTATTCATTTGGAGCACGGTTAAAATATCTATCGGTTATGAAAAGCTTATTACATTATGCAGTTCATGAATTAGAGGTTTTAGAAAAGAATCCTGCAGATAAATTAAAAGTTCCAGTGAAAGATAATGTTGAATTAAACAAAGATGATGTTAAATATTACAGCTTAAATGAATTAAGACAAATACTTGATTTCATGAAAACGTACAAGCATCAAAGATACCAAGACTATCAGTTATACTATATGCTTATGTATTTTTTAAGCGAAACAGGATTACGAATTAGTGAAGCATTGGCTTTACGTTGGTCAGATATTGAAGATAATAAAGTAAATGTTGAACGACAGGTAAGACGCGATAACAATAATAATCCAAAAATAACAACATTAAAAAACACATCATCATACCGTACCATAGGAATAAGTAATGAATTACTAAAGGAGCTTAAAAAATTTAAATTAAAACAAAATGAAATGATCTTAAGTAACAAATCCTTCAAGAAAAATAGTGATGATATAATCTTTCAAAACTACCTTGGAAATTACTTAACTCCATCCACAGTTAGAGAAAGTATCGAGAAGTATTGCAAAGCAGCTGGCGTAGATTATAAAGGAACTCATTGTTTTAGACATACACATGCTGTTTTACTTTTAGAATCAGGAGCAAGTATAAAATTTGTTGCTAATCGTTTAGGACATAAGACTATTAAAACAACTTCTGATACTTATTTAGATATTACTGAGAAAATAGAAGAAGACGAACTAAAAAAGTTCGCCTCCTACACTAAAGATAAAATCTGA